CGCAATCTGTTCCTGTCTGCAGTCGTCTCTGTGACATCAAGCATGACGGCCAACGGGCGGTATCTATGGGAAAAGGAAACAGTGGCATCTGAGACGTGGAACCCACAGTCGGCTTCTGCTACGACTTGGACGACGGTGCCTGTTTCTTCTGAGACTTGGACAATCCAGTAGGAGGCTAACGTGGCCGACAGCTATACAACCAACCTAAACCTGACGAAGCCGGAAGTTGGCGGAAGCCGTGACACCTGGGGAACCAAGGTTAATGGCGACATGGACAGCATCGATGCTGTCTTCGCTGCAGCTGGCACCGGCACGTCTGTCGGTCTTAACGTCGGCGCAGGCAAGACGCTTGCGGTCGCTGGTACGATTAACGTCACCGGCACGGTCTCGGGCGGCATCATTGCTACGCTCACCGGCACGCAGACGCTGACGAACAAGACGCTCACGACGCCTGTCGTAAACGGATTTACGGGCGACACGTCGCTCGTCAATATCGGATCCGGCCAGTTCTACAAGGCGACAGACGGAAAGATCGGTTTCTCGACGGCATCGCCTGCATCCATCCTCGACGTAAACGGAAACGTCGCGCAGAACATCGTCGCCGTGGCGGCGTCTGCGATCGACTGCTCCGCAGGCAACTTCTTTACGAAGACAGCATCCGGCGCGCTGACCTGGACGTTTACGAACGTGCCGGCGTCCCGCGCATTCGCTGTGATCCTCGAGCTGACGAATGGCGGCACTGGCACGCAGACATGGCCGGCTGCAGTCAAGTGGCCTGGCGGCACGGCTCCGACGCTGACGGCGTCCGGTGTCGACGTTCTCGGATTTATTACAGACGACGGCGGCACAACGTGGCGCGGTGTCGCTCTGATGATTGACAGCAAATAAGGGAAGAGTGCTGTGCTGACAGATCTGCTCGTCAAGAATGCTTCAAGCGATCGGCTGTACGTCGAGGACGTGTTCAGCACTTACTTGTACACGGGTAACGGCTCAAGCCAGACGATCACCAACAGCATTGACCTTTCTGGAAAAGGTGGCCTTGTTTGGATCAAAAGCCGTGGAAATACACAAAATAACATACTTTTTGATACTGAACGCGGCGCTACAAAGCGCATATTTAGCAATCTAACCGATGCTCAAACAACAGACACCCAATCTTTAACGGCGTTTAATTCAACTGGTTTTAGTATTGGCTCTGATAGCGTAGTCAATCAAAATACATACGCAACAGCCTCATGGACCTTCCGCAAGGCCCCGAAGTTCTTTGATGTTGTGACGTACACGGGGACAGGAACAACAATGACGGTTTCGCACAACCTTGGTGTTGTGCCGGGAATGATTATTGTCAAAGGAACAGACGCAGCATCAGCATGGGACGTGTATCACCGTGGAGTTGATGCAACGGCTCCACAAGATTACATCATGCGTCTTAGTACAACCGCCGCTCGTAGCGCACAACCGCAATGGAATAACACGGCACCAACCGCTGCGTCGTTTACTGTAAAGGGTGGTGAGACAACTAACGTATCAGGTCGTTCCTACGTCGCCTACCTCTTTGCCCACGATACAACCGCTGATGGCATTGTGCAGTGTGGGTCGTATGTTGGAACAGGTTCTAGCCCAGGAAATCAAGTTTCTCTTGGTTGGGAGCCTCAATATTTGCTTATCAAAGCTTCATCCAGTGGTGGCGTAAATTATGATTGGGTAATTCAAGACAACATGCGACGTTTGTCTGGAGTCTCTGCTGGAAATAGCATATTTGCCAATTCATCAGATTCTGAATTTAACCAGCAAACTGCATTAATAAATGCAACTGGATTTACGCCACTTGGAACGTCTTCAAATAGTAACCAATCTGGCGTTACCTACACTTACCTCGCCATCCGCCGTGGCCCTATGCGTACACCGACAGATGCGACGAAGGTGTTTGCGCCTTACTACCGTTCTGGCTCATCCAGCACGACAATTCAAATACCGTCCACTGCTCTGTCTTATGCGCCTGACGCTTATCTAGGTTTTGTTGCATATAATGGCAGCAGCTCCTATCCACACTATTTTGTAAACAAGTTAGCCGACCAGTGGTCTTTGCAATCAGAAACCACATCTGCTGAACAATTTGGCCCCAGCAACCCGCTTGTGACGTTTGCTGGTTTCCAAGGCAAAGTTCAAATTGGCGCCGCTGGTCTTGTAAATGCAAGCGGAACAGATCTTGTAGATATGTTCCTGCGCCGCGCCCCATCGTTCTTTGATGTTGTCTGCTACACGGCTGGGACATCCTCAAATCGACGCATAGGCCATAACTTAACTGTAGCTCCAGAACTAATAATCAATAAATGTCGTTCTACTGGGCAATCATGGTATTCGTATTCTGCTTCAACAGGCAGAAGTAAATACCTTGAATTGAACACGACAGCAGCTGCCACAACGTCGTCAAATGTTTGGGGAACAAGCGACCCTACTACGAGCGACTTTGGCATCAATGAAAGTATTCTTTGCGTCAGTGGAGCTACTTACGTCACTTACCTCTTCGCATCATGTCCCGGCGTATCGAAGGTTGGGACGTACACCGGAACAGGCACAACGCAGCAAATCAACTGCGGTTTCACTAATGGAGCGCGGTTTATTCTGATAAAGCGCACAAACAACACGGGCGGATGGTATTTGTGGACTAGCGTGACGGGGATTGTTTCCGGGAACGATCCATTCATGTTAATCAATCAAAATACACAAATAAGTCCAAGCACAGATTACATAGACCCGTATTCCGCTGGTTTTGAGATTAGTAGCAGTGCAATATCAACAATCAACGGAAGTGGCGACACCTTCATCTATCTAGCGATCGCATAAGGAGGCCAAGCAATGCCTGATTATCGTGTCCGCGCCTCTGGCGAAGTCATCTCCGATCTCGTCCATGCGTTTCCGAATGTCTCGATCCCGCAGCCTCCGTCGCTGCAGGATCTCAACGATCTCGGCGTCGATCCAATTCTTGAAGGCCCGCAGCCTCCGCTGACGCGTTTTCAGTACGCCGTCCGCAGCGGCCCGACGCAGATCAACGGCCAATGGTTTTGGGTCTATACGGCGGAAGACATGACGCCGGAGCAGATCCAGCAGCTCACAGATCAGCAGTGGCAGTCCGTTCGCAACGAGCGCGACAGCAAGCTGCAGGCATGCGATTGGACGCAACTCCCCGACGTGCCGCTCACCGAAGAGCAAAAGGCGGAATGGGTCACATATCGCCAGCAGCTCCGTGATGTCACGAACCAGCCCGATCCGTTTAACATTACCTGGCCGGTTGCGCCGCAGGCGTAATGAGTTGTGTATGGAGCAACGGCGATGGACCTGCAGCACGTCCTCAACTTCTCGGTCGGGGCGGTCCTCGCCGCTCTAGGCTGGTTCGCCCGCCAACTGTGGGACGCCGTTGCGGCGCTCCGTGAAGATGTAAGAAGCCTCGAGCGGGATCTCCCGCGGCACTATGTGCGGCGAGATGACTTCCTCGAGGCCATGCGTCGCATAGAGGACATGGTCGGAAAGATCTTCGACAAGCTCGACGGGAAACAAGACAAATGACATTCGGGATCGGGGAAGCAGTTGCTGCCGGCCTAAAGGTCATCGACAAGTTCGTCCCTGATCCGCAGGCCAAAGCCAACGCCGAGAAGGAGCTGCGCGAGAGCCTGCAGGCGTGGGACAAGACGCAGACAGACGTCAACGCCGAAGAGGCCAAGCACGAAAGCATCTTCGTTGCCGGCTGGCGCCCCGCGCTCGGCTGGACGTGCGCCTTCGCGTTTGCGTTCATCTATGTGATCGGCCCGATGATCACCTGGCTGTCGACAATGGCCGGCAATCCAATCCCGCTGCCGTCCTTCAACGTCGACGCCTTGATGGGTTTGACGCTTGGCATGTTAGGTCTCGGAGGTCTGCGAACCTACGAGAAGGTTAAGGGCGTCGCGCGGTGAAAGAGAATTGGGACGCCGCATTCAAGGCCACGCTGAAGCATGAGGGCGGGTTTGTGAACCACCCGAAGGATCCTGGCGGTATGACAAACCTCGGCGTTACGAAACGCGTGTGGGACGACTACACGGGCCGCCGTGCGACTGAAGCCGAGATGCGCGCGCTGACGCCGGAGAAGGTAAAGCCGCTCTACAAAAAGAACTATTGGGACAGGGTCGCCGGCGACGAGCTGCCGTCCGGCGTCGACTTCGTCATCTACGACTTTGCCGTCAACTCCGGCCCGTCTCGAGCAATCCGCACGGCGCAGCGGATTACCGGCACAAAGCAGGATGGCGTGATGGGTTTCCACACGATGGCGAGGATTAAAGCGTACTGCGACACATACGACGCCGAGACGTTCGTCATCACCTACCAGCACGAGCGGCTGGCGTTCCTACAAAGCCTGTCGACGTTCCAGACGTTCGGCAAGGGTTGGAGCCGGCGCGTTGCTGAGGTAGAAGATCAGGGCGTTGCTCT